TTTCATTAGCATCGTAGTTAATTCCTAAATTATCTCCTGTTGTTGTAAATACAAAATCTTCTACTAAACAAGGTAATGCTTTTACGGTACCATCAAATGCAAAAAATCCACCTTCACCTGACATCCAGAATATCATACCATTAGAATAACTAACTGCATTTTGTCCAATACATCCACAGTTCGTTCCAACTTGTCTAACACTAAATGTAAACGGTGGACCAACGAATTGAATTACATATGCTGCACTATCTGTTAATACAAATACATAATCTTTACCTTGTAAAGCAGCTACAATTTTGTTTCCTGTATCCAGTCTAAATGTACCTGCAGTATTTGTAGCCGTTGGTTGATAAGTATTATAATCTTCTTGGTTTGAGAATCTTATAAACATTGGATCTTGTGTAGTTGAATTACCAATAGTTGTCTCGGTTCCAAAATGAAATAAGTGTCTATCTCTATCAGATACTAAAGTTAATCTCGATGCAGTTGGTGCACCTGACATAACTGCTGCTCTTATACTTCTTGCGCCTGCAGCTCCTGCATCCCAAGTAAATGTTCGACCATCTCTAATAGTTGCAATTAATATTTGACCAAAGTTGTCAAGACTCCAGAGGCCTGGATCCAGAACCACGTCACTGGTTGTACGCTCCGTGCCCCAGGTAGAGTCTCCCCATAAGTATGTACCCCATCCATAACCTGCTGTTTGAAATGTTGGACCAACAATCACATAAGGATCTATTTGTGCAGAACCTGTTCCTGAAGTTGTCCCTGCAGAATTAGATGGCATTGTAATGTCAAATGCGTTTGCAGTTACATTTGATATCTCAAATGTATTATTTTCAAAATCAGTTGTTGCGTAACCTGATCCTGTTGGAACAGTAACTGATGAAAATGTTACATATCTTCCAGAAAATAAACCGTGAGAAGTTTTGTTTACAGTGACTGTTGGAGAACCAGTTGTAGCATCAAAGTCAGCTCCAGTAATGGCTGTATCTAAAGGTGTAATGTCATAAAACTTATCACCATAGTATATAAACAAACCTTGTGATGTACCGATTGCTGCATACTTCTCACCTGTTAAAGCTGTCCATGTATGTTGAGCTCTAGCCGCACCGGGAAGAGTTTCATTATCTAAAGTTAGTTGTTCCCAACCACCTATTTTTTCTGGAAGTCCATATCTAAATCGAACAAAATCACCATCAGTCCATTGAGACTCAGCTCCTGATTGTGTTATCTGTTTATTAAAACCTGGTTTAAACTGTAGTTTCTGAAGCATAGCACCTCATTATATATGCTTTTTATTATTTTGGTAGTATTATATTACAATTTTAACTGACTTAAGTCACTACCTAATATCCCTTTATAAAAAGTATTAAAAGCAAGACTTATTCTAGTGCCATGACTTTTTTTAACATCTACCTTATGAACTAATGATGATGGAAACATTATTAACTGACCTGTTTTTACAGGAAACCACCATGTATCTGAATTCCATATATTGTATTTATCTATTTCAGGTTTAATTTGCTGGTATTCTTTTGGACATGTAAATTTAATAGTGTCGCTTTTGTGATTAGCATTTAAATAAAACACACCAGATATAATTGAATTTGGATGAGCATGAGAATGATGATACTCATCTTTTTTCATATAATTTATCCAAGATTCAGTTACATATAATTCAATATTATTTTTAGGGGATATAATTTTATTTAAATAATTTTTACAATTTTTATCTATAAAATATTTTATACTTTTTAATTCAGCTTTATTTAAAATATAAGTGTCTTTTGTAAAAGAATTAAAGTTTTTATTTATATTATTTTTTTGACTATTAACAAAATTTAATTCTTTTTTTGTAAAAGATCTATTTATTTCTGAAATATAAATAGGTGTTGGAAATAAATTATGTATATTATATTTCATCCCACGATGTTGTATTAACATTCCAAACGTGAGTATCTTGATTTATTTTTAAATGAGCAGCACTTCCATACCAGTTTTGCTGGTCTTCATCCCATCTAATATGATAAGGAACTATTTCTGGTTCATCTGGTTGTCCGAAAAGGGGATTATTATATTCTGTAATTGTTGGATAATCTACCGGTGCTTTCCATGCAAAATCATTACCTAAACGCCATGAAGCGTACGGTTGAGCAGTTATAAATTTATCTGCTGTTTCTAAATAAATAGAACTTTTACCTGCTGCGTTTTCTCTAAAATTACCATGATAAGAATATTGTTTCCATACATTTTTATCTTCAGAATACATATGTTTATATAATTTTTTTACATATGCTTCACCATCTGGATGCATATCATTTTCACCTAAAGGACCATTTGAAGTTGGTACATCATTTGAAATTACAATACACTCTTGTACTTTCCATTCTAATTCATTTGTAAATTCATTAGGTTGTTGTTCTATTCTTGCAAAATGAGCCATAATAAAATCCTTATATATTATAAATTAATATTTGTAAATTATTTTTTTGCTTTAAAATAAACAGGGAGACCTAACATAGGTCTACTATCAAATTTTACAGCATTTTTACCCTTCTTATTATAATGTAAAAAAACTTGAGCGCAATCATTACCTTTAAAAGATTCTCTCCAATGTTCTAATTCACATCCTTTATATATCAACATATCTCCAGGTTCTAGGTCTACTTTTATTCCCTTTTTACCTTTTTTTCCAGTAGGATCCAAATAAATAGGCCATGGGTCACCTCCTAAATTTAAAGTTGTAGATATATCACAAGCCATTCTATCTTTGTGTCTGTTTAAAACATCTCCTTTTTTATATATTCTTGCGTAAGAATAATTAGAATATAATTTCATTTGGGTTTCTTTTTCCATAACAGGTTTAATATCTTGAAGCAAAGTTTCAAATGCGGTGTCTGAATATATACTAAACGTTTGAGGCACTTGAGGATCTCCGAAAGTTCCAAACATTGTTTCATTTGGATTTAAATACCTATTATTTAATAATACATAAGTTAAGTATCTTCTGTTTAAAAAATAATCAAATAAAAATTTACAAAACTTTTTATCTAAAACTTGTCTAACTATTTTATATTTATCTTTTTTAAAACTCATTTTAAATTTCTCCATTAAAAAAATTTAAGTTTATTACTATTCTTTTTTTACTATTAGTAGCAGTCATGCTGCAATGAGGTATTCTTCCATCAAATAGCACTAACCTATTTTCTTTACAATATACAATTTTTTTATTATTTTTAAAGACTGTTCTACCATTATTTGAATTTATATAATAAATAGCCGTCCACCATTTATATTTCCAATCATAATCTGTATGATAAGAATGAACAACCGGAGTATCTGTTTTTGTTAATAAATTAGCTTTTATTTTGACTATAGCAGTAACTTCTAATTTATGAAGTAATGGTTCAATTAATGGAAAAAAATCTGAGTTTATTACTTTATCATAAAAACAATGTACAAATTGAAAATGTTCTTTAGGATCATGTTTATCATTTACAAAATCACTATAATACCATGGAAAATTATTACTATTCATAGTAGAAGAAATTCTTTCAAAATCTTCTTTATTTAAAAAATCATCAAATACAAAAATATCTTGCATATCTATCTAAAATTATATCCTAAATTCCATACAACTAATGAGTACCTTGTTCCTTTTGTAATGGGTGTAACTCTGTGCCATAAATCAGATGGAAAAACTAAAATACTTCCTTTTTCTTTTATTTCTTTAACTCTATGGGGTTTACATTTTGTAATATCTTGTTGATCTCTAAAGTCAAATTCAAAATGTCCTCCACTATAATCCTTAGAATCAGATAAATTTATAGTCATGGATAATTTTCTAAGTTTATTATGTGTATTTAAATTATCAGGATTGTCGTAAGGTAGACTAGCATCTACGTGCCAATTATAAAATTGATTAGGTCCATATATAGTAAATTGAGGTGGCTCCATCCAACTCCATTCAAAGTTCCACTCTGCAAGTTTATTTGCTTCATTTACATATGGATGAATTTGATTATAAATCCATTTTTCATCTAAAAAAACAACATCAGAATCTCTATACTTTTTTGTATTTATTTGTTTTTTATTTGTTATTTTTCGTACACTTGCTTTTTTAATTTTTTGTTTTAAAGCATAATTAATAACATCATCACAAAACTTATCTGTTAAAGCTTTTTTAAAATAAAAATATTTATTCTTTATAATCATTTATGCATTTCCTCTCGCCAAGCTATTCCATTTTCTTGCCAATAAACTGGCCAGGTCCAACTTGTCATAGAATATTTAACTCCTGAAGTAATGGCAGATACTGTATGAGGATGTGTTACTTGACTAGGCCATATTAAAGCATGTCCTATTGGTATTTTTTTATTATCAAACTTTTGTCTTGGAAGTTTAAGTAAACCACCTTTAAAATCATTATTTAATTTAATTACCATTGTGATGTGACTTACATCATTATGTAAATGTAATTCATCCTTTTTACTTCCATCATATCTAACAATAAATGGATCAAACCAACCTATAACTTTTGTAGAAGGCCATTCTTTTAAAATCATTTTAGAAATAGTTTGAGAATAATGTATAGTAAAATCTTCAAAAAATTTTTCACCAGCAAAATATCTAGATCGCATAATATTAAAATAAAGGGTTGAATCTTTAGCTGCTCTAGATTGGTGCCAATAATCAAATTTATTTTTTAATTTATTTCCTATATTACAAAGTTCTTTACAAAAAGATTCTTTAAACATGGGTGTAATTAAAATATATTTGTGGTTTATATATTTAATCCCCGCATCTTTGTGTACACCTTCAAAATAATTAATCATTTTATAAATTTTTTTGGTCTTATTTTATTTCCTAATTTCATTATTTTCCAAGCCATATTAACAAAATAATTTTGAGGTTGAGAATTTGCATGTGCTTTAAATAATTCTTCTGTCCATTTTAATCTTTTTAAATTAAAATTATCATTAGGTTTTTTACTTACAAATCTAACGTAATAAAGAGGTTGGTTTTCTTTTATTTTAATTGACTTTTTATCGTTTAATATTTCAAAGGTAAAATCCACAGGTCTTTGCCAGCTGTGAATATCAAAGGTTCCACTAATGAATCTTGTATTTTTTACTTCTCCGTGTAAAAAAGGTGGATAGACTTCTAACCATACAGGCTCATCTGCAACAAACATATATGAAACTAAAACGGAACACAAAGCTTTATCTGTATCAGTATACTGTTCATTGTTAAATCTGGGATCAACCATGTGATCTACAAAACCTTGTTTTTGACTTACCCAAATTCTTTTTTCTTCTCTAAAATATTTAATTTCAACATCAAAAGGAGATTTAACAACAAAAAAATTTTTTAAAAAATTAGAACTAGCCGGGCATTTTGTAAATAAACTTTTACTTTTATCATAAAAATTTGTTATTTTTTCTGGTTCTTTTATTATTCTTTCTAATGATTCAATATAATGATATGAATTAGAATAGCTTTTTTTAAAAGGTAACCAACCTATATCTGTCATTCCCAATTTTCCCTTAATGTAAAATTAAAAGCTATTGCATATTTAACTGTATTATCTGTAATTCTTTTAGTTCCATGTTTAGCAAAAGCGCTAAATAAAACAATTTTATTTTTTATAACTTCTGTTTTTAAATCTAATTCTGGAAACTCTAAATAATGTCCTTTACATGTATTTAAAAAAAGAACTCCTGACATAGTATTACCACCATGATCATGTAAAGCAGTAAAACAATTTCTTGTCATTTTATTTCCCCAAGCATCTTTTAAATATGAGTTACCAATTTTTTTATCTAAATCAAAATGGTCTATGCAAAAAGAAAGTAAACTATTTATTTCCCAATCACGAACAAAATATTTCCAATCAGTCATTTCTCCACGTACATTAGTTCTATGATTCATATTATTTGGAAGACCAATGCCTCTTTCTATTTCTTTAATTAATCTTTTTGTATCAATATTTTCTAAAATACATTCATAAAAATAAGCATCTTTACTTATTTTTTTTTCTAAGATTAAATTAGTTTGTTTTACTTTTATAGCTTTCATACCCTTTTACAGGTTATATAATATTTTAATTTAAAATCAATACTACTCGATTGTTAAAGTACCAGTAGATAAGAAACTAAATAATGTACTTCCATCTTGATCAAAAGTTTTAGTTCCTTCAGGACTAACTGTAACAAGCGGTGCAAAAGCATTAGGACATCTTAAATAAACTCTACCTGATCCTCCAAAACCTAGTCCTCCGCCTTGAACAGGGCCTCCGCCCCCTCCGCCGCCTCCAGTATTTGCAGAAGCGTCTTGTCCAGATGGTGCTCCTCCACCAGATCCTCCTGATGAACCTCCACCCATGTTTCCAAAACCTCCGCCACCACCGCCAGAAAATGTTGATGAACTTGGTGATATAAATGTAGTTGAAGTTCCAGGTCCTCCTGGTCCTCCTCCATTAGAATGATTTCCTGTTGATCCAGAGACTCCTCCGCCTCCGCCACCTGCTGCTCCATAACTTGGCGCATC